CAAAATGTTGACACTCAAGGACGTTGGCTCGTTGTTGATCCAGTATTTATGGAAATCCTTCGTGATGAAGATTCACGTCTTCAAAATGCGGATTACGGTGAATCTGGCGGTATCCGTAATGGTCTTGTTGTAAACAACCTACACGGTTTCCAAGTACACGTGTCTAACAACCTACCAACTTTTGGTTCTGGTCCTGCAACAAACGCAGCGTCAAACGCAACTAACTACGGTGTTATCGTAGGTGGTCATAGTTCAGCCGTTGCAACTGCAGAGCAGATCAATAAGACAGAAACATATCGTGACCCTGACAGCTTTGCTGACATTGTTCGTGGTATGCATCTATATGGTCGCAAAATCCTACGCCCAGAGGCGTTGGTTAATGCGCTTTACAACTTGCGATAGGGGGGTATAGACAATGGCTAATATTACTGCTTTACTACATCCTGCTTCTGGCAATTCCCAGCGTGGGCGTAATCCATACTATGTCGATGTTACTATTGACTTGACAACAAACAGTATTGCACCTGGAGATACTATCCAAGCAATTACTGTTCCTGCTAACACTTTAATTATGGCAGCAGGATTTCAAGTTACAGAATCTGCAACCATGAATACTGGTACAGATGCTACTGCTGCTCTTGGCTTCACTGGTGGTGATGTTGATGAGTTTGCTGCAGCACTTGACATTGACGGTGCGTCTGACGGTGACTATGCGCCACAGGTTGCAATTGATGGACTTGCTCCATCTACTTCTGCTGACACAATTGACTTTGTATTAGCAGGTAGTGGTGCGTCATTTTCGGCAGGTAAGCTACGTGCTTACGCTGTAATGATGGACATCAGCGATCAAGGTGACATGGCTGCTAATGAAGTAGCTCGTGACAACGCTTAGATAAATACTTGAGAGGCTGCTTTAGGGTGGCCTCTTAAACTTAACTAGAGGATTTCAAACATGGGCGTTACAACAGCAATGTGTAATAGTTTTAAAACAGAATTACTTGGCGGTATCCATGATTTGGATACGCATGTAATAAAACTTGCACTTATTAAGGCTTCTCCTACAGAAGATTATGGGGCTGCTACAACTACGTATGATGGTAGTAGTGGAGGTAATGGTACATCATTAACCCAAGGTACAAATGATGAAGCAACAGGTACTAACTATACTGCAGGTGGTGGATCAGATGGCACACTAGCTGGTGCTAGTATTTCTTTATCAGGATCAACAGCTATTGTAGATTTTACGGATGCTGTTTTTAATAACGTAACAACATCAGCAGATGGTTGTCTTATTTACAATTCATCAGCATCTAATCGTGCAATCGCAGTAATTAGTTTTGGTGGTACAGTAAGTGCTACAGCAGGTGATTTAACAATTGAGTTTCCACCAACAGGCGGTAGTTCTCCTGATAGTTCAAACGCAGTAATTCGTATTGCCTAAGAGGTAAGCTATGGCTATAGTAGCAGCTTCAGCACGTTACGGCACAGGTGCTTATGGTACATCTAGTTACGGTGTTGAAGACATATCAACTACCCTTACTGGTGTTGCTGCTACAGGTGCTATAGGTACAGTAGAAGATCAAACTACTGAAAGACTAGACAGTGTAAGTGCAACAGGTACAGTACAGGCACTTGCTCAAGTTAAGGTCAGTGAAAGATTAGATAGTGTTAGTGCCACAGGCACAATTAATACACTTCACATCAATAACAAATTTACACTTGCAAATGTATCTGCTACAGGAACAATAGAACCTGTATCTGCTGGTGGTTTTGAAATTGACATCAGTGAGCGTATTACAGATGGTGTTAGTGCTACAGGTGCAATACAGGCATTATCTCAAGTTAAAGTTAGTGAAAGACTTGCAAGTGTAAGTGTTACTGGTACAGTAGCTGCAATTATACCACATGCAGATTCACAGATAACACTTTTTTCAGTATCTGCTACTGGTCAAGTAAACGAGTTAGAAGAACAGACTACAGAACGACTTGATAGTGTATCGGCAACAGGTACAGTACAAGCAGTAGCACAAGTTAAAGTATCAGAACGTTTAGCTTCTGTACCAGCCACAGGAACTATAGGATTTAGTGATGCTAATGTAACAGCCGTTAACCCTGACTTTAATGCATTTGCTGAAAACTATAGCCGTAGACGTACAGTCATATTACCAAGGGCAGCGTAATGTCTACAGCGTTTGATAGAACAGTAAGAGTAAGAACAGAGCAACGTTTAGTTTATGTAGATGGTGCAACAACAACAACTGCAAAAGAAAGAACTGCAATAGTTCAAAAAGAAAACAGAGTTGTTGTTCCTAAAAGAGAAACAACTACTGCAGATAGAACTGTAAAAGTGTAGATAAGGATTAAAGATGAGTTTTCGTTGGCCCAATAAAGACCCAGATGAACAGCTAGATTACAGTGTAGATTGGTCACGGTTTCTTGACGATGGTACAGCTACACCCCCAACAATTACTGCTGTAACTTGGTTTATTCAATCTACATTGTACGACACAAAAACACAAATAGATGCAGGAGAAACATTTACAACTGCTTCAGGTAGTGCAACTACAGATAGTATGCAAAACATATCTCAGACAAACACAGGAACTGTTGCAACTATAAATCTTGCTGGTGGGCAAAATAATGTAGAGTATACATTTACATGCCGCATTACCTTTGGTGCAACGAACCGAATTGCAGAACGGACTGTTAAATTAAAAGTAAAGGAACGTTAATATGGCATACGATTATCTCGGTCTTGTTAACGATATAAACAAAAGACTTAATGAAGTTGAGCTAACATCTACTAACTTTGCTACGGCTAAAGGTGAGTACGGAATGGTTAAAGATGCAGTTAACTCTTCTATCCGCTATATTAATCAACATGAATATGAGTGGCCCTTTAATCATGTAGAAGCAACAGAAACATTAACCGCAGGTATTACACGTTATGCATTTCCTGCAGATGCAAAGACACTAGACTTTGATAGCTTTCGGATTAAACGAAATGATACACTAGGCAACGATACCAAAAAACTAAGAATTATGGCATACGAAGAGTATTTGGAAGGTTATGTAGATGCTGAGTACAATACGTCTACATCATTACGTGGTTTGCCAGATTATGTTTTTAGAACACCTGCTTCAGAATTTGGCTTTACTAAAACACCAGATAAAGCATATGAAGTTGTGTATGAGTATTACAGGCTTCCCGTAGACTTATCCAACGCTACAGACGTGCCATCTATACCTGAACAGTTTCGTTATATTATTGTAGATGGTGCAATGCACTATGCTTACATGTTTCGTGGAGAAACTCAAGAAGCACAAGTCATGCAAGCTAAGTATTTAGAAGAAATAAAAAGTATGCGTAGTTTGTATATTAACCGTTACGACTATGCACGATCAACTATAATTCCACAAAACCGTACATCTGTAAGTTCATTTAGGGTATTTTAATGTATGCCTACTACACGCCAAACATTTCCCATAGAATTTAGAGGTGGGCTTATTACCAATATGAGTCCATTGCAGCAGGGTATTAATGCTGCAGGTTCTGCTCGTGTACTTAGAAACTTTGAACCGTCTATTGAGGGTGGCTATCGTAGGATTGAAGGGTACACAAAATATAACAGCAGTATTATACCACCGTATGGTGCTCCTGTAGTACATGGAGCTAGTCAGTCTGGCACTACCCTTATTATTGGTAATATACATCAGACACCAGAAGCAGGTGACACACTTACAATAGATGGGGTTACAGGTACATATACCATTGCATCTGGCGGTGTATCATACGATGCTACAAACAATAGAGCTACACTAACTCTTACAGGTGCTCTTGATAGTTCTCCTGCAAATGCAGCAGCAGTTACATTTGCTACAACAACAAGTAATTATCTTATGCTTGGTTGTGGTGTATTCTTAGATAGAGTTGTTGTTGCTAAAAACGATGATCTTTTTAAAGTATCTTCTAGTACAATAACACACATTAATGTACCTAATTATGGTACTGTACTTGTAAACGGTGCATCACAAACTGGATCAAGTCTTATTGTAGATGGTTTAACTGCAGCCCCACAAGCAGGTGATGTATTTAAAATTGCTGGTGTTGATCTTGTATATACTGTAACTGCAGATGCTAGTCTCACTGATGATGATGCTACATTAGCAATTAACCCAGCATTAGACAGTTCACCAGCAGATGATGCCGCAATAACTTTTTTAAGCACATCAAGAGAAAGTGCTGGTAAAACTAGATTTGCACGGTATAACTATACAGGAACAGAAAAAATAGCCATAGTAGATGGCACTAATGTTCCTGCACTATACGATAACAGTACGTTTACTGCAATCAATGATGCCCCTACAGATGTTAATGGTGCAAGTTTTGTAGTCAACTTTAAAAACCAACTATTCTTTGGCAAAAGTAATATATTAACTTTTACTGCCCCATACACAGATAACGACTTTACAGCAGCTAATGGTTCTGGTACAATCTCTTTAGGAGGAACGATAACAGGACTAATAGTATTTAGACAACAACTAATTATATTTACTGAAACATCTATACTGCAGTTAGTCGGTAATACCCTTGCAGACTTTAACCTACAACCAATAACATTAGACATTGGATGTGTAGACACAGACACAATACAAGAGGTTGGTGGTGATATAATGTTCTTAGGGCCAGATGGTTTAAGACTACTTAGTGGTACAGATCGTATTGGTGACTTTGGACTTGGTAATGTGTCTAAGACTATACAGAAAGAAGTAACAAGTTTTATTTTAACCAACACATCTTTTGCAAGTGTAGTTATTCGTGGTAAATCACAATATAGGTTGTTAGGATATAACACCAATATTACACAAGAAAACGCTCAAGGTATACTAGGTACACAGTTTTCAGGTCAAGGTGGAGAGGGTATGGCATGGGCAGAAACAAGGGGTATACGTGCATATGTAGCAGATAGTAGGTTTTATCAAAACACAGAAACAATAGTATTTGCTAACGATGATGGTTATCTGTATCAAATGGAAGATGGCAATAGCTTTGATGGAGCTAATATACAAACTACATTTGCTACACCGTTTATGCCAATTAACGATCCACGTGTACGCAAAACGTTTTATAAAGCGTACTTGTACACAGACCCACAGGGTAGTGTTTCATTTGATATGAGTCTTAAATTAGACTTTGACCAAAAAGATAGTATACAGCCAACTGAAATAGACTTTGATAACAACACAGGACAAGTTGCATTTTATGGTACAGCAACATTTGGATCATCTGCTGTATATAGCACTAAACTTTTAACTCTCTTTGAAACACAATTAATTGGATCAGGATTTACAGGGTCCATACAGTTTGAATCAGATAGTACAGACCCACCATTTTCTCTTGATGCAATCACAATAGAATTTGGTACAAACACGAGAAGGTAAACCAAAATGGGAACAGGTTACACTAGAAATGATACATCTAATAACATTGCTGATGGTAACATTATCAATGCTGCAGACTTAGATGGTGAATTTGACGCAATTGAAAGTGCCTTTGGTACGAGTGGTCACACACATGATGGCACATCTGCAGAAGGTGGTCCTATTACTGTTCTTGGTCCT